CCCTGATCCTAGATCCACGGAACATGGATATTGGAGAAGTATTAGAGGAGCAAGGACCAAGGGCCTTTATCATGATAAATGTATTGTCAGGATGACGTGTGTGGAAGGCAATTTGGTGTGGTGAAAAACGTATTTTTTTACTTTTGGTTACTTTTAATTCTACAGTACAAAAGTGCCCAGAAGTATTATAGACCAATAGATCAGGAGTACCAAGTAAGCTACTATTTTCAATCCGAACAAAGGAAAACTCTGGTAACTTTCTTTTAATTTCTTTGTAAAATTTAGCCTCTGGACCCATGTGGTTATTGAGGTAACTGCCTCACGCATTATGCGCCCGGCGTACGCAATTTATCCGGTAAAATTATATTAGATCTCTCTGCTGTTTTCATTACAAGACGGTGAGATTGGTGATTACCAACTGCTCCTAATATAGTTTGACTGTTTTCGTGTACTTCCATTTTTTTAATTTCGTGTAGTTGACCATTTACTTCAACGTAAAGTACAGCATCACTAACAGCGTTTCCCTGTCTTGTTCCAGCTTTATTACTTGCAGTAAAAGAAGATAAAAATTCTTGAAGATCTCTTACTCTCATTTCTTTTTCTCCGCAAGAAGTTTCTCTATTTCTTTTTTATAAGTTTGATTATCATACCTAAGTTCAGATATAACTCTGACTTGTTCAACCAATTTAGCACTCAACTCATCAATTATTTTCTTTGAACCATTAAATAGATTTTCTGTTTTAATCCATTCAGTTTCTTTCTGCTTGAACTCCCAAATTTCCTGCTTGTGTTGTTCTATTAAAAATGTAAGATCTAATGCTCCTCTATCCTCATTTGTTATAGTAGATTCATTCTCATGACTCATATCTTCTCCATGTTCTTTCAATTTAGTATAAGTACGCTTATCTTTCATACCTTGACAATATAAGACTATTACCTTAAAAAGTCAACATGGGAGTTCCTAAAAGATTAACAGAAATGCAAAAAAGATTTGCCGAGCTATTAGTATTCGGTGGACCTGAAGGTCCTGTATCTAAATCTGAGGCAGCTGAACTAGCAGGATATTCACCTAAAAGATCACGTGTCGAAGGCAGCGAGCTAACCAATCCAAGACACGCACCGTTGGTTGTGCAATATATTGGTAAACTACATGATGAACGATTACAGAAGCACGAAGTGACTTACGGCAAACACATAGCAGAATTAGATAGAATTAAACAGGCAGCTTTGAAGAAGGGTTCTTTTTCTTCTGCGGTAAACGCAGAGGTAAGTAGAGGAAAAGCAGCAGGGCTATACATAGACAGAAAGATAATAAAAACTGGGAAGTTAGAAGAGATGACAGAAGAACAACTAGAAGCCAAAATGAAACAAATTTTAGACGATTACGCACCTCTTTTAAATATAAAGACTGTTGAAGGTGAGTCACAGGATGTTAGTGAACCCGAGTTATCTTTTTCACACAAGAAGTTGGAAAAACCGATCTCTCAGAAAAAGTAATAGACCCATCATCATCTACATCATAGCCAGCAAAGATTCTTACAGTATCGTCATCTTTACTAAACAACCAACCTTCACTTACAGGTGTTGCTAGTTTCATGTCTTTAAACTCTTTTACACTGCCCCAGCCACCTTCAGTTATAATATCAATCCAATCTATACGTACACGCTTATATGGAAACTTAACAAACTTCTTAACTGTTTTAGGTTTAACATAGCTGTCAATAATTCTTGATTTTTTTCTGGATTTCATAGTTACCTTATATCTTCAAAATCTATATATGTATGTAAAAAAAAATGAAAAAAATGAAAAAATGAAAACGCTCGCGCGTAGGCAATCTGAAGAATTGTATACTTATGTCGCATGTAATCTAAAAAGTGACAAAATAATCTGTCACATGACACTTTTTTAAACAACATTTTGGCACACTTTATTGTTGTATACCAACACTAATAGCTCAAAGTGACAGAATGACATTATTTCTATAGTAGTTTTTTTTTTTTTTTTTATTTTTTTTACCATACATATACAGTGGTGAACTTAGAACCATTCTAATCTACAAAATAACCTTGTCATCTGCCTTATTCTTGCCATACTTCCGATCATATTCTGCCTCAATCTGTATCATCAGGTCCGTGATCCCTGATTCGTCCATCTTGACCACATGGGCCATGGCCCGTGATACAAGGTCCTTTTGGTATTTTATAGCCTTATTTTTTTGTTGTACTTGAGGTATTCCCCATCTCGTCTGGTCCGTCATACTCTTTATACTCCTCTATTAATTTCTCCGATGGATGCCACACGTCAACTGCTGCATGACACTCAGGACACGATAAGTTACTAACTATATCATAATCCTCATTATCTTCGGTATCATGGTCCCCTCCCCATATCAACTCATGTCCACAGTGCCAACAGTTCATGCGTTGTGTGGTAGTTGTTGATTTAACGGGTATAAAAAAAAAGGACTAAGAGCCCCGAACCAACGTCGACATTTCTGCCAAGAACCTACCACTGTCCCCCAAATGATCCTCCGTCCTATTCTGTAATTAGTTTTCAAATTCTTCCGCTTTCATTGGTGTTGTTCTTTCTTTCTCATCATGCATCAACTCGTTATACATGTCAATTCTTTTTAATGCCTTGTGTTTCCAGGCTCTAAGACTGGCTCCTTCTGTCTTAAATTCTTGGTAATATAAATCAGGCGTGCAAACCATGATAACTCCTTGTTCAATTTTAGACTTATAGACGTAGTCGTGGGCCATGGCGTACATTGCAATTTGCATGTAATAGTCCTCGATCCATTCTTCCTTTTTCGGACGGTTACTTTGTTTGAAGTCAACAATAGTCTCTTTGCCATTATGCAAGCAAACCAAATCTGTTGAGCCCGCGTATAAACCAGGGTAGTGTAACATAACTTCAGAGCCATAATACTCTTCCACTGGCGCAAGACCAATCTCAATAATTTTGTCGGCCATGGGACGCGCCTCTTGTCCGATGCTTGTAAGATCAACACAGCCAGTGCCGAGAACATGATGCTCCAGGAATTTATGCATACAGGTACCCCTTGCACTAGAATGATTCTTGATGCGTGTCGCTTGTTCTTCTCCAACTTTAGCCTTCCATTTCTTTAAAAAATCTTGATTTTTCGTAGCGCCTAATATCGTAGTAACAGAAGGAAGTCTAGTACCAACTATATCATAAACCCTGGTCCCTGATCCGGGGTCCGTGAGCTGTTTTCCTCGGATATAGTTGTATTTATGACTCTTCTTTATCATCGCGTTCTTTCCTTTCTTTAACAATTTTTTCTATAATTTTATAGGTAGAGATAACCCCAGGATTACTAGCATAGTCCGGGCTACAACATATAAAGATTTTATCAAATTTTCTTTCTTTTATATAATCAAGATTGTGATCAAAACTAAAAGATTTTAAATTTTTATACTCTTTAAGAAATATGTGAGAAGAATCTGGATTAGATATCCATGTATAGTTAATCTTTTTTTTAAATATATTTGATAGATGAAACAACCAGTTTCCCTCATCAAGAACGGTTTTGTCTTTTCCGACATAACCATAATGAAAGTCGTGATGGTGATCTATATTAATTAAATTATATTCATCATAGCCGTGAGTAAACAATGGATATATTTCACTGTGTGAATACGTAGTCACTATATCTGTATGATTATAAATAATAGGTATCATAAAAACTAAAAGATCTTCCTGTTGTCTAGGATTTGTTATCCAATCACAATCTAATGATAGTATATTAATCTTCTTTAAACCTTTAACATTTGTCATACGTTCTTGCTTATTGGCTAAAGATTGTTTGTAGCTTGCATCAAGTTCCTTTTGTTGTTTATTTAGTTTATCGACCATTTTGTGATATTCCTTTACATCCTTATCATTCATCATTAGTGTAACACTCGTTTTTTATAAATAATTTTTCCAATAAAACTAAACACCCAGTCTCTATGTGCGTTCCATTCTTTTTCAGTCATATTACTTTCTTTTTCATTCCACATATAATCTTCTTTCATAATTTAATTCCTTTCTTTTTTTTTCTATTATATTTAGTTTTATCTTCTATTACTTGAGACTTAAACTGAGGAGTCCTAACCTCTTTTGCAACAGGGTTAAATATTTCATTAAACCTTTTACGATACGTATCATTAGAAGGTCTACTTCTTCCATCAAACTTTTCTTTTGTAGCCATAACCCTTTCTCCTATCTGCATATAACTTACACCATGACCAACTCGTTAGTTTAGTTGAGAAGTGGTTAACCCAATATAAAAATTTATAAATTATATTATCAAACATTTTTTTGTACCTCTCTGTACTCATCTAATAATATTACATTATCTTTAAAAGCAACGGTTGTGTAATGTTCAATCACTCTTTGTATCTTAGGTAATTTAGTATGCGCAAACGGCCATATAAGGCAGCACACATAGTATGCGTCCCTAAATGTACATCTCCACCTATATTGTTTAAGATAAGGCGTACCATCCACTCTTAGACCTTTTACTTTCTTAGGTGTTAGAGTTCCAACACCCAATACTTCATGGACCCACATGAGAACACTACGGTCAGTCATCGTGATCTCCATAGAAAGTCTTAAACTATTAGATAACCGGTAACCTGGTTTGCCTTTATGTTTTTTCTTTTTCTCTATCCCTCGTCTAATATGAATACTACCTTCACCATCAAACAGGCCCGCTATATATGCTTTGTCTGTATCAGGAATCATTTAATGTAATTTACCACGATCTGTAATATTATCAGCATCGATATAAGACTCCACAACTTCGGACTCATCCACATAAATCTCCCCTTCCGATTCGCACGTTTCACATTGCAGGACTCTGAGTATTTTTTCATCAAAGTCCATCGCTTTAATATATCCGTTCCCATTACAGTCAGGACATATTGCTGCGTGTACTTTATACTTTTTTAAGTTTGCCATTTAGTTTCTTCGCTTTCTCGTTTGCAATTGATTCTATGGTCTTACTAATTGATAATGTTGCATCCGGTAATAATACCTTAGACAAACTTATCAATGTCTTGTATGTATCATGTGTTAGGGATACATTTCTGTATTTAGTTATATCAGTCATTGTGACTTCCTTTCATTTAATTATAATGACTATATAGGAGATTAATATAAAAAGTCAATGAAATTTTTATTAATAATTTACATTTGTTCTACAATAAGTGGGGAGTGTTATACCCATAAAGAATACCCTAAAGTATTTGAGGATCACCACGATTGTGTAAGAGCAGGCTTATCTGAATCTTATGAAATTATATATGCGGAAGGTATTTTTACTAAAGAAACTATAAATAATAATCTATTATATCCTCAGTTTACTTGTATTTCTAAAAAAGATGAGGGTAAGATAGTTACTTAGTTGACAGTTAAAAATTAAATCTATAAAATAGATAAATCTCACCACAATAACCTATCCTTATTTTTCCCTCTTTAGGATAGGTGCGTTAATTCATATTTGTATACAGCCATAAAAGATTCCGCTTCCATCTTTCATAACATGTTTGTTTATGTGGTCGAGATAAGTTGTTAACTCATTCCTCAACACATCACAAAGACTAAAAAGATCAATAGTTTCTGGTAAAGTCACCCCTATGAACCAACTTTTTGTCACTGGGTAAAGATGATATAGCCCGTCTTGTAATATTATTACGTCCATCAGCCCACTCCTTTATAAGTTTAAACCAAAGATCTTTGTACTTAGGGTCTCTTGTCTTGTCCCATTGTCTCCAGACCTTATCAATCGTCTTTAAAGTTTGTTCTTGTACCATGTGCTATAATCTTTTTAATACCAGGAGACCTTATATTTAACGTTGCATAACTAGCCCAGGCTTTTTTAATCAAGTTTATTTCTAGTACAAGACTAGACCATTGCTTTTGACTAATATTATTACTGGTGATCGTTAATGTTTTTTCCTTCATTATATTTTCCTCGCTATATAATCAAATATAGGTCTTGCAGGTGTAGCAGATTTTTCCATCACTGTTTTCCTTTTTTGAAAAAAATCAACTCTTCCTTTTTTTGCTTCTACTGCAAATGCATTAGGTATAACTGTAACATCTTTAGGAAAATGCACACCCGCAGAACACCTATCTTCTGATAAATTACCAGTGTAATAAATAACTGATGAACCTTTTTTTGCAGTGTTTACCCATTTTTCTACATCTTTTATACTCATTCTATTCCCTCTCTTTCATTTGTTTTTATATTATAAATACATCCTTGTATTAAACAAGGTAATGTAAAATTTCTTGGTGCAGGATTTTTACCTACCAAATTAATTCCACATTTAGAGCATTCACCTCTTGCCATTAAATCTCCAGAAGTTCCGCCTACTTTTTCTAACAGTGCCCATTTTTTTTCTTTAATTAACTTAGCAGCAAACTTTAAGCCTTCTACGACATTTTTTGAATCGTATTCAGATCTAACAGCTGTTAAAATTAATTTTTTATAAGCGTTAGAAACTTTTGCTTCGTCTTTTAGTTGTTTGATTTCGTGTTTTAACATATCTTCTTTTGTTATTTCTTTTGCTTTCATATTATTTCCTTTCATATCTTATATATAGGATACTAGATGATTATTGTCAACCTTGGCCCTTGTACCGCGTCATTTTGCGCTGTCTCTTCTCATTCTTATTTAAAGATTTCTTATGCTTTCTAGGTCCACGTTTCTTGGGTTTATCACGTGGTGTGAAGAACTTAAAACTTTGTTTAGCCATTTGTTATTATAAGATTACCTGAAACAGATACTCTTTCCCCTTCACTTTGAAAATGATTAACACTGTGGTGTAGAGATGCTGGAAAAATAAAAAGATCCCCCTCTTGTGGCATAAATGTATGTTGATTAATATTGTATTTTTCAGTTCCTAAAGTATACATAAAATTAATTGAACCTGGTTTTGTATTTGAAATAGTGTCTTTAACTTCTTTTTTTAATTCCTCTGCAATTTGCGTATAAATTACAAAAGATAAATCATTACTGTGTGTATGTAACGGGTTAGATTCAAATTTAGTCATATAATTAACCCACGCTGCTTTTAACTCTATTTTATTTCCTAAAGGTTTAATTCCATAATCTAAATAAGCTTTTGAGTAACTTTGAATATAAGGAGAAATAATTGAAAACAGTTTTTTTTCATCTAATTGATGTTCATGTTTTATTAAACCAGCCAAATTATCTGTGTAGTCTTTTAATTCTTTACTACATAAATTTTTTATTTTTTCTATTTCCTCTTGTTTTAAAGAAGTCTTGTAAAGAAAAGGACCCCAGTGAAAAAAAGTATAGTTTATTATTTTATTTGTCTCAGCCACTATTTAGTCCACTCTTTAACGAATGGTACACCCCCATCTTCACGTGCTGGCATGACAGGTAAATAACTTATCTTACCATTAATGTGTTGCTCTAAATCAGAACCACAATTCATACATCTATATAATTGATTTGTAAGTCCAACCAACGTTGTATACTCATCACACGTTGGACACTTACCATTAACTACTTCTGCGCTTACTTTCATATTATTGACAACTTAAACACTCATCGCTGTCATTGTCAAGCTCTGCGAGTGCTTCTTCTTTGCAGTCCTGGCTGCAAAACATATCTAATTCGTCTTTAGCTTCGAATTCTTTTTTACATTTAGTACATTTTTTCATTATTATTCTTCTTTTATTATTTTTTTAATAGCTTTGCTACCATCAATATTTTCTTCTATTTCTGCTTCTACTTTACCACATTTATATTCAATGTTATTATTAGCATCACGTTCCGCGACTCTCTTGCCTTTTAGGCAGTCTGACATTGCAGGTTGTATTCTATGCTCCGTAAGTTCCCCTGCAATAAACATACATAAAGCTACAACAGATTCGATCATACAGTCTTACCTTTGTTAGGTCCTTCTTTAATAACATATTTTTGTGTACCATTTTTACCGATTTCCACTTCTTTTTTTAAATTTTTTGCTAGACTCGCAGCTTTATTTTCTTTGTTTATCTGTGCGATGTGATCCAATATTTTTTTATTAATGCGCCCCGTTGCCATTTTGTCTTACCTTATCTTTTAAATCTTCTATATCTTGTAAAGCTTTTTCTAGTTGCTTGTTAAGAAATTCTATATTAACCTTGTTCGTCATATTTTGTTCTTGAGTTATCTCTAACTTCTCTGTTGTTTTGTATAAATCTTCAATCAACATATATTGTTCCTGGTCCGTGGGCAGTTGTTCACTCTTCTTGAGTAAATCTGCTTGGAATAGTTCTCTTGATGTCTCTAGCGATGTTAGTCTAGCTGTGACCTCTGTA